AAATATTTTAAGTATGAAGAATTTGCGTCTCCAGATGTGCCTCATTCTGGTAACTATATGGATGATGATTTTCTTACAATGCTCGACCACGCACGTCACGTTGCAGGGATTCCGTTTAAAATCAACTCCGGATATCGAACTATCGAACATAACGAGAAGGTTGGAGGAAAACCGAACTCAAGCCACATTGTGGGAAAGGCAGTTGATATCGCAATCAAGGGTTCGAGAGAAAGATGGATTATACTTGAAGCCCTCATTAATGCTGGATTCACCAGGTTTGGTATTGCCACGACTTTCATCCACGTTGACTCAGATGACTACAAGGATGCAAATGTTATCTGGACGTATTAGTGCAACAGTAGGTAATACTTTATTAAATGTCGAAGATTAAGAAGAAGTTTAAAGATACAGCAGTAGGATCATTCCTACTGCAAAAGATACCCAAAGTGGTAGGTGCTATAGCACAAGACACCCCCGTAGGAAACGTAATAGAAGCGATTATAGGGGGTTCTGATATGTCTAGCGAGGATAAGGATATAGCACTAGAGAAACTACGCTTAGAACGCTCTGAAATGGACGGAGTGACCCGCAGATGGGTCGCTGATAGCAGAAGTGGTTGGCTCGCACAAAATGTGCGGCCACTTACATTAGTGTTTTTAACTGTCAGTTATGTTGTAGGATGGTACTTGGGTTATCCTCTAGATTCTATTACAGGCTTATTGACTATCGTGATTGGTGGCTATTTTGGCAGCCGCGGAGTCGAGAAGGTGTTTGGTAACAAAATGCATCAGTAATGGCCCGTAGAGCAGAACCTTCATTCCATAAGAAGAAAAGAGTTAAGCGACCTGGTACGCACGCTAAGTCTAAGACTAGCGCGCTAAAAAGCTCTAAGAACTACACTAAGAAATATCGAGGTCAGGGTAGATAGACTACTTTGTTAAACACAGTACATATTTAAACGCAGTGCTGGTGGCTCCATTTTAAATGGGCCACCTATTATCTTGTTATATATAATTAAAAGAAAACAAAGAAAAAGAAAAGGGTAAAAGAAAAAGAAAGAAAAGAAAAAGCCCCCTAGAAAAACAAACTTTCAATGCTATCTGATCCAACAATATCTCTATTGAAGTTTGGTAGTTTTTAACGTAGATCTACTGCTACGTTTTGCAAATGTATAAAAAATTATTATATTGCAGTATGAAATTAAGACATTTTCTTATTACAGAGTTTGATAGCCCTGATAAACCAGGATCTGCCGAAAAGTATATGGATAGAGAATTTCTGTATATGATAGACGCAGCGGCACATTTGTGTAAGCTGCAATTCTTAATAGTATCTGGTTATAGGACTAGGTTCCAGAATAATCGATGGAATGATTCTACTGTAAGCAGCCACCTTATAGGTAAGGCTGCGATAATACGTTGTGAGAACTCCAAGAAACGATACAAGATGATAGCTTCTTTGATGGAGGTGGGATTTAGTCGAATAGCAGTCTCTAGAGATCAGAAGACTATATATGTAGATAATGATGATCAAAAACCAAATATGTTTTGGTTATATTAATAACATAATGTATATTTGTCATAATTAAACTTGATTGTTTTTCATTTGTAAATTGTTTTAGTTAATTTGGTTGAGAGGGCTGTAGAGATACAGCTCTCTTTTTTGTTGATTAATTATTTGTTTAGTTAATTATTTTTTATACCTTGCATAAAAATTAACTAATATGAAGAACACACTTAGACCATTTTACAATCAGACCGATTACTACAAGGCGAGGATTGAGGCACTAACCAAATACAATGCAGAAAAGCAAGATGAGATAGATAGATTGATATCTTATGTTGTGGAGCTTTGTGATGATGAATGCCCTACAGAATACAAGCAAGTTGTATTAAAAGAAATTACTAAATATTAATTTATGAATATTACACAGAAACTATTAATGATCCAGACGGAGCTTAAGGCTCCTAAGAACCAAAGGAATGCCTTTGGGAAGTACAATTACAGATCTGCCGAGGACATCTTGGAGGCTGTTAAACCATTAGCTATGAAGCACGAAGCTGTGCTTAAAATGACTGATGAGATTAAGGAAGTTGGAGGAGTCTTATTTATTGAGTCTACTGCCAAGCTTATTGATGCTAAAGACCCTAGTATGCAGATTGAGTCTAATGCTCAGGCTATTATAGACTTTGATGCTAAAGGGATGCAACAGCCCCAGAGAACTGGAGCTGCTTCTAGCTATGCTAAGAAGTATGCTATAGGTAACTTATTACTTATAGATGATACTAAAGATGCTGATGCTACTAACGATCACAGTAAGTCTAGTCCTGGAAAACCAGCTTTAATCAAAGACTCTCCTGAATACAATAAGGTAATATCTTACCTTGATGGCGGGGGCAATGTTGCTGCCGTTATGAGAAAATATACTATTAACAACGATCTGTTGAAAGATCTTAAATCACTAATTAAATAAATATATAAACTATGAGTGCATTACTATCACTAGGACTAAAAGGTAAAGACGGTAAGTATAAAAACGTTACTGTCAAAATTTACGACAACACTAACGAATACGGAAAGAATGTCTCTGTATGGGCGGAACAAACCAAAGAGCAGAGAGATGCTAAAGAAGACAGGAATTTCCTAGGTAATGGAAAAGTTGTTTGGACTGACGGGGCTGTTAGCGTAGCCGAGAAGCAGGAGAAGGCAGCCGAGATTGAAACCGGTGAGCTTGATTTTTAATTATTAATGTTAGAAGAAGAGGGAAGTCGAAAGTCTTCCCTTTTTTTTGCTAAACCAAATTAGATGAACCAAATTTACAGAAGCCTAGATCACTTAACGTATAGGCTAAAACAAAACAGCATTAAACCTTCTAATCGAGACAGAGAAGCTCTAAACGATCTTATCAAGGAATTAAATTATAATGAGGCTATTGAACAGTACAGAAGCAGATTTCTGCATAGGCTTGCAACTTGGGCCTTTGCTCAGGTGTTCAGCCTAAGGATTGGCGACAGCCAAGCCACCTCAGATTTCTTTGTGCATAGGGTCATATCTAAAATGGAACAGATAATTAGAACTGATAGATCAATGTGGGAGCAGACCTTAGCAGTTGATTTGTTTTGTATGAATCCCGATGGGGATTCAATACAAGAACACGAGAGCTTTATTAGACAATTAGTAGAGGGTATTATAAAAGACAATACAGGGCCAAATGCCATACCAGGAATTAGAGCTAGATCACAACAAGAAGTTTGAGCAAATTCTTAAGGATGCCTATGTGGATCCTAAGAAGGAGGTTGACTATCCTCCTGTAGCCATTTCTATGGGGTCTACAGGTGGTGAAAGGGACTTGCCTATATGTGTGGGTACCTATGGCAATTTCAGCTTCATACAGGCCCCCCCAAAGAGCCGGAAGACTTTCTTAGTTTCTCTTATGGCTAGTGCTTATATTTCTGGATCTAATCATTATTCTGAAAGAATGCTTGGCCATAGTGATGGTAAGATGACTATTCACTATGATACTGAGCAGGGAGAGTTCCACGCTCAAAGAGTATTTGGCCGAATAGATAAAATGGCTGGAGGGCTTGAAACATACAAGCCCTACTCACTAAGGGAATATACTCCCCAGGAGAGACTTGAGTTTATAGACTGGCACATCAACAGAGTAGATAACTTAGGTCTAGTAATTATAGATGGAATAGCTGATCTTATAAATGATGTGAATGATATCAATGCTAGCAATGAGCTTGTTCAATACTTGATGAAGTGGACTAAAGAACTAAAGATCCATATCATTACTGTTATTCACTCTAATTACAATTCAATGAAGCCTACAGGCCACTTAGGGTCCTTCTTAGAAAAGAAGACTGAAACTCAGATATCAGTTAAGGTTGATGAAGAGGATGATGGAATTACTATTGTCACCTGTATGCGAAGTAGAGGACAGCCTTTCGATAAGTTTAGTTTTAGAATAAAAAATGGAATACCTTACATAGATAAACAAATTAACCTTCCAGAAGAAGGAAGCTACATAAACTTATGAACGAACTAATTTTTACCCTTAATACTAGAGCTCAACCCCACCAATCATTTAGGATTGGCAGGAATGGAATTAAGTACAAACCCAAGAAAATTGTTGATTACCAGAAGTACATTGTTACATTAGTTTCGGAACAGTTACCCGACAATTTCGTTATAATAGAAGCGGGAACACCAATTTTTGTGGAATATATTGAATATAGTTACGCATATCCTAAGGCTACTCCTAAAAAAAGGAGGGTAGGTAAGATACCTAAAACAACTAAGCCAGACTTACAGGATAACCTCAACAAGGCATTCTTTGATGCCTTGGAGGGACTCATTTATGAACAGGATCAAAATATTGTAGAGATAAAACAAATGAAGAAATACTACAGCGATTCTGACTGCATAAAGGTAAAATTTGTTTATTAGACAACAATGTGTTAAATTTATAACAAAATGAAGAGATTTTTAACGAATACATTAATGAGAATGATTTGTTTAACAGTATCCGTAGTATGGAGTTTAGTTTTTTTTACGGTTGCAATAAAAGTATTTGATAAGTTATGGGAATAGATTTTGAATGGATAATGGGATTTGCTTTTGGAGCAGACTACCTCACTGACATTGATGTACAGGGTAGCTCAGAAGAATTAAAGATAGACATCGTTAGATTACAGCTAGGATTCTTTGCTATTTATATACCAGTTAGGTTTTAGTGTTAGAAGATCTTGGTAGAAAGCACGAGCTTTGGTTGGCAATGGCGTTGAATATGGGAGTGCCACCCTCCCTTGCCGAGGATTTGATCCAGGAGATGTATCTTCGGCTTCATAAGTATGTCAAAGACGAAAGCAAGGTTTACTACAAAGACACTGGCACAATCAATAGATTCTACATATGGACCACTATAAGGAATATGTGGATGAGCGCAAGGACTTACAAAGCGAAGAATGGTACTGTTTATTTAGAAGATCTGTCTGATTACTCGGCAGATTTTCTACATATAAATAATCAAGTAACATATGATGTGAAAGAGATGGAGGCTATAGAGGCTCACGACAGGCTTTTCGACAAAGTGATGAAGGTAGTTGAGGATTGGGACTATTGGTATGACCAGAAGCTTTTTGCTCTATATTACAGAAGCGATATGTCTATGAGGGATATCGCAAGCGTAACAAACATATCCTTGACCTCAATATTTAATAGTTGTAAGAACTATAAGGTAAAGATTAATAACGAGCTCCTGGAAGACTGGGAGGATTTTAAGAACGGAGATTTTGATAAAATTTAATTATGGAAGCACCTAAGGATAAAAGAACGAAGGCCTATAAGGAATGGGTCAAGAATCACCAAAAGGCCTCAGAAGGCTTTGGTGATACAGTAGAGAAGATTACTAAGGCTACCGGGATAAAGAAGGTGGTAGAGATGTTTGCGGATGGTAAGGACTGTGGATGTGATGAGCGTAAGGAAAAACTGAACAAGATGTTTTCTTATCAGAAACCCAATTGTTTGACAGAGCCTGAATTTGATTATCTCAAGGAGTTATTCAAAAACGGGACACCTAGTTCTACGTCATCCACGATGCAGAGGGATGTTCTTAATATATACAATAGAGTCTTTGACGAAAAAAGAGAACCTACTGGATGTAGCAGTTGTTTTTACAACGGAGTGCTAGATAAATTAGAGGACATATATAATGAATATCTGGGATAACATAGTTGATAAACCTATTGGTGAGTATAATGAGGCTGATCTATTCAGCCAAATCAAACTGTCCAATTATATTGATTTAGTTAAGTCAGAAGATAAGATGAGTAGGTGGGATTGTTATTCAGCTCACTTTAATCACAGAATAGAACTTAAATGCAGGGGTAGACATTACGATGATCTACTGATAGAGAAATCTAAATACGATTATATGGTGGCCCAAGCTCACGAGAATTTGGAAGTACCTATGTATATATGCTCAACCCCAAAAAGTGTTTACTGTTTTAATCTTCTTAGGATTAAACCTAAGTGGGTTATAGAGAAACACAACAAGACAACTCAATTCAAGAACACAAAAAAAGTAGAAAAGTTAGTAGGCAATATGTCTATTAATGATAAACATTGCCATTCATTTTTATAAGCTATGGGAGATTCAGTAAGTAAGTATTTTTTAGACAGAGAAGAGTACACCACTAATACAACAGCTAGAAGGGATCCGCTTAAAACGGATCCTATTGTTGAAGAGGTAAAGGAGATTATGGATAAACGCAGTCAGCGTGGGATTAAGGAGTATGGGATGACTTTACAGGATAACCCTGATGGATTCTATGTATGGTTAAAGGAACTCCAGGAGGAGCTGCTCGATGCAGCTCTATACATACAGAAATTAAGGAAACAGAAATGAATACTAGAGACAGAATACAAAAGATAGTAGGTTATAGAACCTGGTCTGTTCAAAGGAAAGTAGATGCTTTACTAGAGATTGATTGCAACCTATATACAAACCTAGGCACAGATTCTACTGCTACTGAGCGAAAGGATGTTAAGTCTATTAGCAAGTTAATCTACAAGTCTATATCCAACATCAGTCCAATAGACGGCTACCTACTCAAAGCTTATTACGAAGAAAAACCTAAATCTATTTCGTAGTTAACAAAATGTTTATTATCTTGCTTGAAAATAAAACTATATGAGCAACGATACAATAACATTGCTAGACGGAATAAGTTGGAATAAGGACGAACTTATATCCAATATGGATTCGGATCCATTTTACTATGGCCACTTAAGCAAAGCAGCTTTATCTTCATCCGCCTGCAAAGACCTGCTAAGGTCTTCTAAGGCATACTACAAATCACTACAAAAAAAACAGACTGACACTGCCGCTCTTAGGGAAGGTAGGTTGTTTCATACCTTGGTTTTAGAGCCGGAGAAAATGCAACAGAAGTATGAGTTTGTGAATGTAGAAAAGAGGACCTTAAAAGCATTTAAGGATGCCGACTTAGCTACTGATAAAGAAGTCTTTCTACAGAAGGAGTTTTACTTTATGAGGGCCTTGAAGAAGAACATAGATAAATGTGATTATGCAAACAGTTTACTCCAGGATGGTCTTGGAGAAGTGCCGGCTATAGATTTTATAAATGATATACCTTTTAGGGGTAAGGCTGATTATCTAAGGAATAATCATATAATAGACCTTAAGACCACCTCGTCTTTAGACGGGTGGGAATATACCTCCAAGAAGAAATGGCATTATGATATGCAAGCTTTTATATACAGACATCTATTCAATGTGGATCGATTCACTTTTTTAGTTATCGAAAAGATAACCGGAGAGATAGGAATATATGAAGCCTCTGAAGAGTGCTTCGAGTCAGGAGAAGAGAAGGTCCAAATCTGCACGGATAGATACAAGGAAGACTTCTTGGGAAAATCTGATGATGAGATCGAGACTGTGGTGTTTAATCGCTATATACACGGAAGCATCTAATGACTAAAGAAGAGTATGACTTTGAGGTATTGAATTATTATTACCTTGCTTTGGTTGATTTACTGATGGGTGTTACCTATCAAGAGATCTCAAAACAAATGAAGGACTTTGAGTCTTTAGAGTTGTATGAAGCTTGTGATGGAGTTAAGAAAGCTTTAGATCAGGCAGATAAGTGTACTATAAAAGAGATACAATTAGAAGTTGATAAAGTGGAACTAGAACTAGAAAAACAAAAAGATATATATGAAAATTGAAGAGATAAGAATCTTAGTAGAAAGAGAACTTGAATTAGACTTAAGTCATCCTAGCAGGCTAAGGGCGAGAGTGTATGCTAGAGCTGTATACTTTAAACTGTGCAGACAACATACCTTCGAGTCTCTTAATGATATAGGTGCATCTGTAGGTAGAGATCACGCTACAGTCCTTCACGGAATCAAGATATTTGATGATGTAATCATTGAGTATGAAATGAATTTGTATGAGGTTTATGATAAACTCAATAAGCTTATATCTAAATGTAATAAGACTAGAGAGAGAGATATTAAGCCAGAAAAATATTATAGAGATAAGTATGCCGGCCTACTGGTCGAGCATAGAACCCTACTGAATGAGTATAGAACTCTTATAACTAAAGAATATGTATAGACCGCTACCAAAAGAGCTTACCATAAAGAACAGTGGCATAGATGGGCAAGGAGTGTTTGCTTCTGAAGATGTAATAGCAGGACACTATTTTGGAATCACCCATCACTATTCTGGGAACCTAATTAGAACGCCCCTAGGGGGCTTTTTAAATCATAGTGATAGTCCTAACTGTTTTATAAAAGATAATGAAACAGAGGGCCTCCTGTTTACAGTGAGGCCTATTCACGAGGGAGAAGAATTAACGGTGTATTACAGAAAGTATGATGTTTGATATAATTGCATTAGTGTTCTTGCTGGGAGTGGTAGTTTTATTAGTAACCTTATTTATAGAATAACCCTTGGTAAGAACCAGAAAAATAAAAGAGAAGATAGACTATTCGCTAGTCAGCCAGAAGAAGGCTGCCTGGTGCATAGACAACGGATATAAAATATATCCGATACCTGCTGGTAAATGCCTTGGGCGTTGCACTGAATTTTATGTTGTGGTCCAGAGAGGAGTTCATAAGAAAAAGTCTAAGGAAGTGTACACTGATATAGGTTTAGCTAATAAGACTTGGGAGTTGTATAATTTCTTTTATGATAAACACGCTGATAGATAATCAGTTATATTACTATGGGTAGAAAGCCGAAAGAGTTTAAGTATATTAAGAAGAATGATGGTCGTAGGAACAATGGCAGGAAGAAGGGAGATAGTAAGAATTATCCTAAAAAGATAAACGCAACTCCAGCTGCTATTAATGAAGCTAAGAAGGATCGAATGGGTATTTATGCTCTGAACGCAATGAAGGAGGTCTTTGGCTCTGAAGAAGAGGCCTGGGCCGAGTTAGCGAAGCAAGCCAAGTCCTCTTTCGCCCATATGAAATTACTCTTTGAATATAAGTATGGTAAGCCTACAGAAAGTGTAGACTATACAAGCGGAGGTCAAAAGCTAGATATACCCATCACAAACATATTTGCTGGAACTCAGCAGGCCCCACAAATAGATAACACAATAGATATAACACCAGAACAAGATGAACAAGAAGAGCAAGGCAACTAAGGTAATAATTAAGATGGATCAGTTAGGGTACACTGTAGACAGCAAGGGGCAGGTATACAGTCCATATAATAAACCTATAGGCTCTATGGGACCAGATGGGTATGTTAATTTTAGTATGAGGTTAGAAAAAAGTAAAGGCCCTACTGTTATTGGTTTGCATAGGTATGTTGCTTATAAAAAGTTTGGCAGTAAGATTTTTGATGCAGGAATTCAATGTAGACACTTAAATGATATTAAGCACGACAATCGTCCCGACAATATAGAATTAGGGACGGCTAAAGATAATTATCTTGACTCATTAAGAAACAATATTAAAAGGGGAGCTAGAGGGTTAAATCATCATAAATTGCTTGACAGTATTCAGGACATAGGGTTTAATAATACAGTTAAATCTTATGGTGTAAGTAAAGAGACTCTTAGGCAAGTAAAGATTAAATATAGTAAACAATGAACAAGAAGAGACAGATCAATGATCCAAAGGACTTTCCAAAGGACTTTTGGAATTACCTTGTGAATCCAATACTAGGATACTATGTAAAGCCTCCTTCGTTATCTAAGAATGGACCGGTTAATAATCCAAAAGAATCTCGGAAGTAATATGAAAGTATTAGTCGCTTGCGAAGAGAGTCAAGCGGTGACCAAGGAGTTTAGATCCTTAGGTCACGAAGCCTATTCCTGCGATATCCTTCCTTGTAGTGGTGGTCACCCTGAATGGCATATCCAAGGGGATGCATTACAGGAGGCTAACTCTAGAAAGTATGATTTAATGGTTGCTCATCCTCCTTGTACTTATTTAGCTGTAAGCGGCAATAGATGGTTATATAATAAAGATGGCTCAAGGAATGAAGAGCGGTGGAAGAATAGAAACAAAGCATTATTCTTTGTTAAACAATTGATGGATGCCCCCATAAAATATATAGCTATTGAAAATCCTATAAGTGTTATTTCATCACAAATAAGAAAACCTAATCAGATTGTTCAGCCTTATATGTTTGGAGATGAAGCTAAGAAAACAACTTGTCTTTGGACCAAGAATTTACCTTTATTGACCGCAACCAAGATTGTATCTCAGGGTGAATTTGTGGAGTGGACAGACAAGAAAGGAAAGGTAAAGAGAATGGCTAAATGGTATGATGAAGCTAGAGGGAGTAAAGATAGAGCAAAGTTAAGAAGTAAGACGTTTCCAGGTATAGCAAAAGCAATAGCTACCCAATACTCACAATACATATTAAATGACTCCACAGTTACACGATAAATACCAGGCTTTAGGAAATGACACCCGTTACTTTGTAGTGACGGGTGGTAGGGGATCTGGTAAGTCCTTTGCGGTAAATACCTTCCTAGCTTTCCTTACGATGGAGAAGGGTCATAAGATTCTGTTCGCTAGGTATACTATGGTCTCTGCTGCTACTTCCATTATACCAGAGTTCTTGGAGAAGCTTGAGCTGTTCGGTATTGCTAAACACTTTAGGATAACTAAGGATGAGATATTAAACACAGCCACCGGAAGCTCAATAATATTTAAAGGTATCAAGACTAGCAGCGGTAATCAAACCGCTGCGCTTAAGTCCTTACAAGGTATTACAACCTTTGTCCTGGACGAAGCAGAAGAGCTTATAGACGAAGACAGCTTTGATAAGATAGACCAATCAGTCAGAGAGAAGAACAAACAGAATAGATGTATACTAATACTCAACCCGACTACCAAGGAACATTGGATATACCAGAGGTTCTTTGCGGCTAAAAGAGTAGAGGCTGGGTCGAATATATGGAAGGATAACGTAACATACATTCACACTAGCTATATGGATAACAAGGAAAACCTATCTCATTCATTTGTTGAGCAGGTAGAGATGATGCGTAAGAGAAACCCAAGGAAGTATCTGCACCAGATAATGGGTGGGTGGATTGATAAGGCCGAAGGTGTAGTGATCACCAACTGGAGGACTGGCCAATTCAAAGACTACCATCAGATTGTATACGGACAAGATTACGGATTCTCTACAGACCCCACAACTCTTGTCAGATGCTCTGTAGACACTGAGCATAGGTTAATGTGGGTCCAGGAGTGTTTCGTTAAGCCTGGGCTGTCTACAAAGGAAATAGGCGAAAGGAATATAAGGCACGCCTTAGACTCTATAATTATAACAGACAACAATGAGCCTAGGATGATCCAGGAGCTCAGGGAGGTTTATGGCTGTAATGTAAAAGGAGCCAAGAAAGGCAAAGGGTCTATTCTTTCAGGGATAGCCCTGATGCAAGACTATGAACTTATAGTAGATGCTAAGTCAGAGAATATAATCAAGGAGCTGAATAATTATGTATGGCACGCTCGCAATGAGCGGCCAATAGACAAGTGGAATCACTGTATCGATGCAATGAGATATGCTCTTCAGTTTGCAGAGATCAATGCCAAGCGCGGCACTTATGTGATCCGATAAATTCTTAAACGCAGTAGGGGTAGATTCTTAAACGCAGTGGCCCCGAAATTCTTAAACGCAGTAGGCCCTGGTCCCAGGATCCAGGCTCTTAAACGCAGTACCCCCTTAAACGCAGTACCCCCCGCAAATCCACTATTTAGATTCATTATTGATAAGGGTTTGGGTTTGGATATATCTAAAATTCTTTGTAAATAACGCGCGCCCGTTCCTTTGTTTACTTTCATCTTGCAAAGATTGAAAGGATAAAAAAACTTTTTTTTCGTCTCGACCTTGATTTTTTTATTTTTTTGTTGTATGTAAACTTTTTTTTATTACATTTGTCTTATAAACATTTTATAAACATTAATTAAAACAAAAGATTATGAACACAAAACAACAAATTAAACTAATCCAAGTAATTAACGGAGCAAGTAAAATCCTATTAACGATTGTTTTTATTGCCCTATTTACATTAATAATTAAAAACGCTTAAACAATGGAAACTTTAAACTATTACGAATTAAACAACAAAATTAAAAGCGGACGTTTTTTTTCGCTTACCTACACCAGGGCCAATCAAACATTAGGCCGGGGTGTATTTCGCAAAGGTGTAACTAAATATCTAAAGGGCGGAAAGCTCAAATATAATTTAGAGGCTGTTGAAAACATCAATTTATTTAACACCAAAAAAAAAGCTTATCGTACAATTAAATTCGAGCGCATTATATCGGCAAAAATTGACGGGGAAGAATATACTTTTTTTCGTGACCCCTGGGCGGACGGCGGCGAAATTGACCAGCGTATTAATAAGATAAATGAATTAGCAAACTTTATAAATAAATAAATAAAATGAAACAACGGAAACAACACGAAACTTTTTATGGTGATGGGTACATTCTAGAATATACTCTAATCAATACTAAATGGGCGGGCGATAATGATACCCCGCCCGCGGAAGATTGGGAAATTGAAAACGTATCAATCCAAAAGGAAAATCACGAATATTTTGATTTACCTATTGAATTCATAGAACGGTTTAATATTAACGATAAATTAATTAACTATGACTACTAATTACAAAATGCCCGCGCGCCTATTAAGCGCGGGTATATCAAACGCGAAAACAAAGAAAAACGAATTAAAAACGTTTATACTTTATTTGGCACCCTACACACAAAATTATAAAGGGGTTAACATATGCCCAAAGGCTTCAAAAGGATGCGCGGCAGCTTGTCTATTTACAGCGGGTCGGGGTGCGTTTAATAACGTACAAAACGCCCGTATAAATAAAACGAATTTCTACATAGAAAATAAGGGTTTGTTTATTAAAAAGTTAGCGGGTGAAATAATAAAAGAAACGGCCAAAGCTAAAAAGAAAGGCGAAAAAATTGCCTTTCGTTTAAATGGCACTTCTGATATTGATTTCATTTACTTGCTTGAAAAGTACGCGGGGCTAAATGTTATTGACTTAATGCCTACCGCAATTCTGTACGATTATACCAAAATCATAGGCAAAGTAAAAAAGTATCTTAATCATCCTAATTATTACTTGACCTTTTCACGGGCGGAAGATAACGAAACAGAAACACTACAAGCCCTACAAATGGGCGCGAATGTTTCCGCGGTCTTTTCCCAGGAGCTGCCGACCTCCTGGAGCGGGTTTAATGTTGTTGACGGTGATACCTCAGACTTAGTAATGCTGACCGCCAAAAACAGCATCTTAGGTTTACGGGCAAAAGGTAAGGCCCGCAAAGATGATAGCGGATTTACAATTAATTCTAATAAACTAAACATAAAACAAAATGAGCAAATCAAAGCAACAGTTTGAACACGCGCGCAAATATTCGCAAGAAATAAAAAGGTTGTACCCAATTAACACAGCTTTAAAAATACTTGAAACAGATCATAAATATTATTTAACTAATGAAAGTAATTTTAATAGACAAATTAAGATTGAAGAGTTTATAAAACTAACCAAATGAAAAACACAAAAGAATTTATCCAGGTACCAATTGAAACCTGGGAGCTAATACAAGAAAATAATAAAAAGATAATTAACTCAGCTAATAAAGCCATTGAACTATTAAAGAAACAAAAGGAAGTATTTCGAGATGTTGAATTGTGCGGGCTAATGTTACCACAAAAAGAAGTTGACTCAATACACATTGATTTTATGACTAAAGATGGGGATCAAGACCAGGAATTATACAGGTTTAGTATTAACCCTACCGACTTTTTAGAATGGTTTGACAATGACAGTATTAAACAAATAAAAGACTACATAAACAAAAAGTACTGCACCTAAATAAATATTGAATAAATTTATAAGAGCCTGGTTTTTAACCGGGCTTTTTTTTGTGGTATACTCGCGCCTTAAAACTAATCAACCAAACGAGAACAGGCCCCAGGAGGCGCTCACAGCGCTTCTAAGGGCCTTAAACATATGAGAGGTACCCTACCCCTAGCCAGAGATTTGCGTCCCGCTCAGAGCTTTAACGTAAAACGGGCTTGATCGGGTTATATATATCCAGTTTAATAAAATCAACGTAAAATGAGATTGGACGGGGTATATATATCAGGTTTAATAAAATCAACCCATTTAGAAAACTGTGCTTGGAGGAATGGACTTTCAGATAAGAGTATAGTTACCCTAAGCCTCTTTATTAATACCCAGCAAGGATATCGAATTGTCTATTTTGTACGTTTGGGACTCCCAAAATTCCAATTCTATATTAATATAACTAATTTTTCCATCTTTTGTTTTGGTCTGCTTATGGTACACTGACACCAAATATTGGTTATATTAGTATGAAGCAGTTAAAGATAGACATCCCCAAGTCGCTAAGAGGAATAACGCTAAAAGAATACCAAAGGTTTTATAAGTTATCTGAAGATAACAAGGAAGCTGAAGACCCAGAGTTTCTTAATCTTAAGATGCTAGAGGTCTTTTGTGGGCTGACCCTAAAGGAGGCCTACAATATGAAGCTTACTGATTTCAATTTTGTAATAAACCACCTTAATGAGTTGTTTAAAGGAGATACTCCTATGATAAGTAGGTTCTCATTAAAGGACCCAAAAGGAACAGAAGTAGAATTTGGGTTTATACCCAAGCTCGACAGTATATCATTAGGAGAGTTTGTTGACTTAGACACTTATATGTCCGACTGGAGTGATATGCATAAAGCTATGGCTGTGTTGTATAGACCGGTTACTTTTGAGAAGAAGGGAATGTATATCATAGAAGATTATGAGAGCTCAGATAAGTACTCAGAGGTAATGAAAGATATGCCTATTGATATAGCACTAGGGGCTGTGGTTTTTTTTTATCGTTTAGGGAAAGAACTGTCAATTTATTTGATGGGCTATTTACAGAAGGAGGCTCAGAAGGAGGACTCGGAGCTGAGGCAAACTTTGGCAGAAAATGGGGTTGGTATCAATCAATTTATGCAATCGCTAAGGGAGACCTCCTCAGGTTTGAAGAAGTTACAAAACTTAAAGTCACGCAAGCCTTAAGTTGGCTTGAGTTTGAGAAAGAGAAGAACCAATTAGAAGCTGCGGCTATTAAGAAAATAAAATGAAAGAAGTATACGACTTACTAGACAAGATTAAAGACAGGCTAAGAGCCAACAATATTACCAATACTGTAACCTTTGGTGATATAATGGAGGTTGACTTAACTAAGACAACTATATTTCCATTATCACACATAAGTATAGGAAACGTAGTCTTTAGGGACTACGTTATGACCGCAGACATTAGTGTATTATCTATGGATATTGTCGACAAGAATAAGAATTCTAATACTTATGATTCATTTTATGGTAATGATAATCTGCAAGATATATTAAACACTCAGCTTGCTGTTGTAAATGACCTGCAGAGCCATTTAAGAAGAGGGACGCTATTAGAAAATAGCGACCTCCAAGTAGCTGGAGAAGTTACAGCAGAGCCATTCCAGGATCGTTTTGAGAATGAATTAGCTGGCTGGGGAATAACGCTATCTGTACAAATGCCTAACGATAACTTCAGCACTTGTGAATAGAAATAACCTTAAAGCGGTAATGAATAGATATGCCCCTCAAGTACAGAGGGCTATAAGAGCCCAGATGATAAGTGATGGGCTATATTCTACTGGTAAAACCGCTAGGAGTGTATCTGCTAAAGTAGGAGAAACTGATAACTCTATAGGAATAGGTATAGACAAAAGTTCGGCCTTTTCAGGATCATCTGCGTTTGTATTTGATATTTTGCAGTTTGGTAGAAAAGCCGGAAGAACTCAGCCTCCATACAGGCCTATTGCTAGGTGGATGAAGCAGAAAAACATCTCAGACTTTCCGGGAATGAACACTAGACAAACAGCATTCTTAATTGCTAGATCAATAGGTAGGAAAGGAACTATAAAAAGGTTTGGATATCAAGGAAGAAATATATCTGAATTAGCAATGTTAAGAATAGTGAGAGCTATTTTGTCTGATTCATCAGAGGCTTATATTAAAGATGTAGAACAGCACCTTAAAAACTCAACCAGCAAGAATGTCAACTAAGATAAACGTAAGAAGTCCTTTTGTAAAAAAATATCAGCACACAAACCTAGTTAGTGTGGCTATAGAACTATACGTTTATTCAGGCACAAAAACTACAGATAAAGGAAGTTCTAAATATGTGTTAAAAAAGTTTCCAGTAAATAACAATGACTATGTTTTAATAGACTATTCTGAGCTCATAAGAGACTATATAATACCCACATCTACTACGCCATTGAATGACAATAAAGATTATATAAAATGGGTACAAATAGAAGAAATTATTGAAAAAGAATATGTTCCAGACTGTACTGATTTGAGTTCGTTTTCGGTAGCCCAAGATGGAACGGTTACATTCCCTGTTTCATCCTCTTCAGGAACGCGAATAACTAAATTTGTATTTAGAGAAGATAGTGATTTTATTCCAGGATCAGAAACAACGCCACCAAGCTTTGCCGCAAACACAAGTGGAAGCTCTATATCTAGAGAATTAACAGCACATATAAAAATTCCTAGTGGATTTAGTGGATTTCAAGGGACCGATACAAAAACCTGCGTGTTTACAGCAGACCAACCTTCATCATAATATGCCAGAAACTAAAATAAATACTAGAAGTCCTTTTTTTGTAAAGTTTAGTCAATCTGGTATGACTAAAGTTGAGGTTGAAGTTTATGTATATTCAGGAACAAAAAATACAGATAAAGGAACTGCCGTTCTTACAATAAAAGAGCAGCCTCTTCCGGGAAATGATTATGTTATTTTAGAGCTTTCTGACATAATAAGATCGTATTTAGAAAAAAACATAGACACACCACTAAACAGCAATAAAAATTATATAAAATGGGTTCAGTTAGAGTCCACAATAACAACATAATATGGCAACATCTTATTATTTAGCATTTGACGGATACGGTTATTTCAATGAAGGGGCTAATCCTGAACTTAGCAGACACGCTCTTATATCATCAAATTATATTTACACACCAGAAGGGACATCTATAGACATCCCATTCTTTACGGAAGATGATATAGAAATTACATATACTGTAGATGGGACTCCCACTACGGTAGATCTAGCAGCAGATTTTGACAATACTGCTGCAAGTGCTGTTAAGTATGTCACTTTTGCGCCAAACACCAACAATTCGCCATATACTATAAACGTATATAATAACGGCCAAACTACACTATTGAAAAGTATAAACCTAATTCCGGTTTGTGAACCTAAATTCACACCTATTAAATGTCAATTTATAAATAAATTTGGAGTAATTCAATGTATGTATTTCTTTAAGAAGTCTACAGAAAACTTAACAATAGAAGATGATAGATACAAAAAGAACATAATAAATTCTAATGCATCTTATGATATTAATGAGGGACAATTCCAAAGATTCAACCTTACCAGTCTTACAAACATTAATTTAAATACT